CTACTTATTGAGCCGAGTCACCGGCAGATAGGGCGTAATCGCCGCAGGATCCAACCCCTGCGTATAATGTTCTACCATCGCAATATCTGACCATCTGCCCGCCGCCTGCACCACCCGCGACGGTGCACCGAAGATGGTCGAGAGCGTCGCAAACGACCGACGCAAATCATGCGGGGACAGTTTTAGGCCAATCCGAACACCCCACTTACGTACAACACAATTCAAACCACAACGGGTCATCCCCAACCCCGTGCGGGTGGACACAAACAATTCCCCTACCCCTTCCGCCACGTGGCGAACTGCGATCCATTCACGAATGTACTGCGCCGTTTCCGGCGAGAATACGCCGGCCCCCCATTGTCCACCCTTGATGACCACCTGCAGCATGCGAGTCGCCAGGTCCACGTCCGCCAGTTGAAGATGGCAGAATTCCGAGCAACGCAGACCAGTATCCAGACCCAGGGCGGCGATCGCCAGGTCCCGACAGCCCTTCGGGGTGCGTGAATCGAAGGACGCCAGCAGATCCAGGGCGTGTACCGCCGTCAGGGTCCGCTGCCGCCGTGGACGCACCCGCTTGATCCGGGCCGACAAGGCCGCATGCGCCACCCCAAACTGCCAAGCTAAAAACTTCCGGCAGGCGCACAGCGCCACGTACTGCTGACTATTCCCCCATCCGGGCCGGCTCTGGATAAACCCAACCAACTTGGCCGCATCTATCACAGCCAGGTCCGGCAGGTTCAATAATTCCAGCAAGGCGTGCCGGTAAGTGTCCCGTGTGGCAAGACTGTACGGATGGGACGCTAAAAAGCGCTCCACATCATCCTTATTCATTTGTCACCTCCAGGGCTTGTCCAGGCTGGTTACCCCCAGCCTGCATTCAACCCAGAGACCTGACTCTCTGGCTCACTTCGCAAAGGCTCGTGGAAGGAGCTACCAAGCAGCAACCACGAGCCGTTGCACCTTTATTTTACCGCAAGTACCGGTACTTCGGTACATCAAATTTCTGATCCGTTCGTTCCGGGTCAACATCCGGATGGTCACAAACTTCCGAAGGGACTGACCAAGGCCAAGGTACATCAATGGCAGTCACGACGGATCGGATTTTGTAAACAGGCAAAAAGGAAATAGCCATGAATAATTATGCCGTCTTTTATCATTGCCCATCTGGTATCTGTGTAGACATTCACGTTACCGCGAATAGTCCACAATCTGCTCGCCAAAAGGCTTACCGCCGTGCCGTGCGTTTCTTGAGGGTTCCCAAAGGACAACGTCCCGGTCTTCGAGTTGAACATGTTCTCAAAATCGTAAAAGGGATGGTTGCCAAATGACTACCCCCACCTTCACCCTCTCGCTCATACGCGAACTGCGCGGCAGTCCCCTTACGGTCCTGATGGCCATCCTGCTCCTGGAGAACAGCGGACAGGTGCCCATCACCGCCCAACTACTCAAAGACGTGACCGGCTTCCGCGACCACACCATCACCGACAGCCTACACGCGCTCTCCAGTCCAACCCGTCAAATTGTCACCCGAGTCCACGGTGGCTGGAGACTGACAAGAAATTTTCAACTTCCTCTTGAAATCCAAGATCCCAGTACTCCACGGGAAAACCGCGATATTCGCGGTTTTCAACCTGTTGTTAATAGTATTAATAGATTAGAAGAGAACACCCCTCACATAGAGGATCTATCAATAACAACAAACCAAAACCGCGATATTCGCGGTTTTAACCAGCAGGCTTGCCTGAACGTCGGCATCTACGAACCAAAGGCCAGCTCCCTGGCCTCCCTACCCTGGGCAACACCAGAATATATAACTGCCTGGGCCAAGCAAACAAAGGCAGAGGGACAGACTATCGGCCTAACAATTTGGCGCATCGAGCACCACCATCCTCAACCTCACGTAAAACCTGATCAGGTTAACCCATCCGAAATCGCCGCCCAGTTCATAGGCCACGAACTTGGCTGCAGTTGCCTAGATTGTCAGATTATCCGATCGTCCGGTCACACACGCGACATTTGCCCCGATTGCCATCATTATCACTGTGAATGCCCATAAATCACTTCACCAACCACTTCTGAAAGGTTCAAAAACCATGTCAGAACGTGTCAGAAATAGCCCTAAACCCACAGCCATACAAAGAGACCTGGAAGCACTCATTGCTTCCCTGCGGCCTTTCTACGGTCAATATGATAAAACCGACTTACTCGCCGAGTTGGCCCTGCGCCTGAGCCGCATGGTTGACAAATATCCCGCCTGGGGTTGGCGTTACATCCACGGCGTCGCCAATGGAACTCTGGAACCCAGCCCCAGGTTCATTCGCGCCATCCAACAATTGGCCACCGCACAGACCGCCACCACCGCCATGCAGATCCCTGGCCAGCCGGCCCGCACCGTCCTGGTCAATGCCCTGGCCCTGGTCCGCCCAGGCGCCTTCATCCTCAGCCCCAGCCAACCCTGCGCAAACCCCGCCTGCACCATCCATTTCGTGCCGCGTGTCCCCTGGCAGAAATATTGCCCACACTGCCGGGACCTACCCCGAACCCGTCCTTGCCAACACCGACCCAATAGAAGTAAAACATGAAAATCACATTGGACAGACAGAACATCATGGCGGGTATTCCTGCCAAACTCAAATTTAGTCTCCAAACAGATCACAACCGAAGAAAGGAACCGCCGCCTGGCCAAAGGCGAGTTCGAACCCGGAACGGTCCTGCAGCATCCTAGAGCCGGCCGGCAACTGGTCACCGGCGCCAAGGGCAGCGGCCAGGGCATGGAACCAGAATAAGTATAGACATATATGCTCAACCTTGTCCTTTCCCTTTTCCCAGGCATTGACTTACTCGGCCGCGGCTTCGAAGCCGAAGGCTTTTGTGTCGTACGCGGTCCTGATCTGCTTTGGGGCGGTGACATCCGAGACTTCAAACCACCACCCAATATCTTCGTCGGCATCATTGCCGGCAGCCCCTGCCAGGACTTCTCCCGTGCTCGCCGCTCCAAACCCACCGGTTACGGCCTTGAGATGCTGACCGAGTTCGCCCGTGTCGTGGATCTCGTATCGCCGGATTGGTGGCTGCTGGAAAACGTTCCTACCGTCCCGGACGTCATCATCGCCGGATATATCACACAACGCCTGGACCTGAACGCCAAAGAATGCGGCTCCACCCAGAACCGATCGCGGCATTTCCAATTCGGCAGCCACCGTGGTCTGCAACTTGTACCTGCACGTGCGCGCTCATCTGCTACGAAGTCACAGCCAACAGTCCTGGCCAGCGAAGGCCACCATAAAAACCGCCGTACCTGGCCGGATTTCTGCGAGCTTCAGGGCCTTCCCAGGGACTTCAACCTGCCCGGCATGACCCAGGTCGCCCGCTACGCCGCCGTCGGCAACGGGGTACACGTCGCCGTCGCCCGCACCCTGGCACTTGCTATCCTGAATGCTTACCAACGAACCAAACCCATTCACCTGTGCGCCTGCCATTGCGGCCGGCCAGTCACAGGCCGACAGGTTGCCGCCACGCCGGCCTGCCGAAAACGCCTTCAACGCCGCCGTGACCTGACCGGCGTGACCAAACCAGGTACTCTCACAGCCAGGTCGGTCACGTGACCTAGCTGAGCCTGTGACCATTCGAGCAGTCACACCGACGACTAGTCACATACAAAGGAGAAAAAATGCAAATCATCATAAATAACACCTCCAAAATCGTAACCCTCGCTGGCATCCCTGCTCGCGTGTGGGAAGGAGAGACAAACAGTGGAATTCCTGTCATCTGTTTTATACCCAGAATTGTAGTTATCTCCACGCAAGATCTCAGACAGTTTGAAACTGAGTTGCTGGATCAGCAAACACCCTCGCCTGAAGCAGAAACCATCCCACGTCGTCTAGTTCTCTAACCCAGTGGGCGCCTACCACAGGTACCGGTACCTTCGGTAGACCGCCGCCCAACTCTCGCCCCCGCCCCGCCACGATAGCATCCCCTTTGGGGACCACCCCGGCGGGGCCTTCGCGCCCCTATCGGGGTACTTAGTGTCCTATTGACACAAACCTCCAATCATTATAGAATACGAACAGGCGAGAGTCGAACAACAGTTCGACCACTCTCGCCTTTTAATTTGCTCGACTCTCGCTCCACCTTATGCCCAGAAAACCAGGCGGCCAACCCGGCAACACCAATGCACTCAGACACGGTTTCTATTCCCGCAAATTTCGAAAACTGGAAATAGATGATCTTGACACCGCTCTCATTGATGGTCTTACCGATGAGATCACCTGTGCTCGCATCTGCTACCGCCGCCTGTTCGAGATCATCAACGATTCCGATACCAATCTCGAAACTATGACCACCTCCGTGACCGCCTTGAGTGCCTGTTTTGCCCGCCTGGCCGGCCTCCTGCGCACTCAAAAAATGCTCGGCGGTGAAGGCGATACCTTCGACACCCTCCATCGAGCACTAAAGGAAATAATCGATGAACGCCATATCTCTGTCTAACCTCAAACACGCCGTAGTTATCTTCTGGAGAGACCATGAGCGAGAACGATCAAATCGAGTTAATCGCCGAACAACTCAAGCGCATCAAGGACAATATGGAAGCCCATTTGAAGCGTTTGGAAATCCAAGTCAACCACAACCAGCAGTTAACTGCCGAACAGATAGCATCAGCCAAAAAACAGACTGATGACTTACGTATTAAATTCGACGACCATGAAACACGCATACGCGTTGTCCATGATGATGCCGTCGCCTTTCGTACCTGGTCCGCCGTTCTCAATGGCGGCGCCATGTTCACAGCCTTTGCAGCCATGCTGAAAGCCTTCTTCGTAAAATGAGCCAAGTCATCGCTGATATCCAAACACTCCTACGCGATCCGGTCCTGTTTGCTAGAGGAGCCAGCGAACTCGATCTGCGCACCTACCAACGCGACGTGGTCTTACGCATCGCCGATTCGGTCCTCAACAAACTTGGCGATTCCATCTGCGTACTTTTTCCCCGGCAGTCCGGTAAAAACGAAACCCAGGCCCAGATCGAAACCTATCTGCTGGTTATCTACATGATCTTCCAGGCCGAGATGATCAAGGTCAGCCCCACCTGGAAACCTCAAAGCCTCAATGCCATGAACCGCCTGGAACGTGTCCTTACCAAAAACATTTTCACTCGTGGCCACTGGAAAAAGGAAGCCGGCTTCATCTATCATTTCGAAAATTCATCCATCAAGTTTTTGTCCGGATCTCCAGAAGCGAACATCGTCGGCGCCACCGCCAATATCTTGCTCGAAGTGGATGAGGCCCAGGATGTGACCATCGAGAAATATGACAAGGAGATCGCCCCCATGGTGGCTAGCACCAACGCTACCCGCGTCTTCTGGGGCACCGCCTGGACCAGCCAGACCCTACTCGCCCGCGAGATTCGCGCCGCCCGCGAGGCCGAACGCATAGACGGTCGCAGACGTGTCTTCCTGATCACCGCCGACGACGTCCGCGCCGAAGTCCATCCCTACGGCAAATTCGTCGATCAACAAATCGCCAAACTCGGTCGCAATCATCCCTTCGTTCGTACCCAGTACTTCTCCGAAGACATCGATGCCCAGGCCGGCATGTTCCCACCCGCCCGCCTGGCGCTCATGCAGGGTGACCAACCTGGCTACGATGCCCCGCTGCCAGGTCACACCTATGCCTTCCAGATCGACGTGGCCGGCCAGGACGAAGCCCGCATGGGCCTCGATGCCAGCGCCCCATTATCCAACCCAAGCCGGGACGCCGTCTCACTCACCATCACCGACATTGACCTGTCCACTCTCGCAACCCTGCAGGCCCCCACCTACCGCGTCGTCTACCGCCAACAGTGGACCGGCCAGAACCATTTGACCATCCTCGGCGCACTCAAAAGCCTGGGCGAGGTCTGGCATCCACTTTATCTGGTCATGGATGCCACCGGTGTAGGCGAAGGTTTATGGGCACTCCTGGACAAGACCTTTCCCGGCCAGGTTTTGCCAGTCAAGTTCAGCCAACAAGAAAAGAGCGAGATCGGCTGGCGCTTCCTGGCCATCATCGAAACCGGTCGATTCCGGGATTGCTGCAGCACCGATACGGTGCGTGCTCAATACGTGACCTGCCAATCCGAGATCCTGGTTGGACCGGCCAAAACACTACGCTGGTCCGTGCCCGAAAGCGCCCGTGGACCCAATGGCGAACTCATCCACGATGACTACTTGTTGGCCGATTCACTCGTCGCCATCCTGGACCGTCTGGAATGGATCGTCCAGACCGAAGTCAAAATAGTCGCAGCTCCCGACTCACTCACTGACATGGAAAGGAATTTCTAAATGCCTTCCATCACCAAACTGGTCCTGAAAACCCCACTCGGTAAAGCCATCACTAAATCCATCCAGGCCCAACTCACCACCGGCCTGCACGAGACCGATAGCAACTTCTATCCCGGCTCCAACATGTCCAGCCTATACCGGGATCGCTATGACTACGATCGCCAGACCATCCTGTCCGAATGCCTGCGCGCCTGGCGGGTCAACCCGATTGCCCGCCGGATCGTCAAATTGATCAGCATGTTCGTCGTCGGGGAAGGCATCAACATCAAGAGCGACCATAAGGCCACCCAGGATTACCTGCAATCCTGGTGGGACCATCCACTCAACCGCCTCAAACGCAAGTGCGTCAGCTTCTGTGACGAAGCCACGCGCTCCGGTAATCTTTTTTTCCTATGCACCACAGACCTGGCCACCGGCATGTTGTATGTGCGCGCCGTACCCGCCGACCAGGTGGATGAAATTGTCACTGCCCCCAATGATATAGACCAGGAACTCGCCTATAAACCGGTCGCCCAGGGACAGGCACCCTGGCCGGCCTATGATCCCACCAACCAACAGACCAGTTTCATGCTGCACTACGCCTACAACCAGCCCGTCGGCGTCGCCTGGGGCGAACCCGACCTGGCTCCCATGCTGCCCTGGATCGGTCGCTATTCATCCTGGCTGGAAGACCGGGCCCGCCTCAATCGCTTCCGTTTTGCCTGGCTGATCGTCTGGAAAAAGAAGTGGGCCAGCGAAGCTACCAAAACCGCCAAACAAAAAGAACTCCTGACCAATCCCCCACCTCCCGGATCCGTCCTGTTGCTCGACCCGGACGAGACTGTCGAAATGCCGGCCCCCAATCTGGCTTCTGCCGATGCCAGCGAAGATGGCCTGGCACTCAAGAAGATGATCGCCGTCGGCGCTGGCATCCCTCCCCATTATCTGGCCGAACCCGAAAGCAGCACTCGCACCACCGCCGAGGCAGCCGGCACCCCTACCTTCCGTGGACTCGAACAGACCCAGGCATTTTTCCTAGACATCCTCAGCGAACTGGCTGCAATTGCAGTCACATACCGCAAACGGTTCAACAACAAAGTAAATCCTGCCAGCCAGATCCAAGCCATTGGCCCCGACATCACCGAGCGCGACAATTCTAGCCTGGCCTTGGCCGTCAGCCGCATCTATCCGGCCGTGTCCGAACTCTTCGACCGGAACGGCATTGATGAGACCGAATTACTCCGTATCGTGTATCGCATGGCCGGGGAAGTCCTGCCCACCCAGGACACTCCCACCATGAGTCGTCGTCCACTCAAACCCGTCTCACAGCAACCTGCCCCCAAAAAGGATCAGACCAGTGTAGATGAGCAAGTTTCGAGCGACATAGTAGAACCACAGGAGGCACAATAAAATGCCAGATCAAGAAACTGTGATCAAACTCCAAACCCTTCCTACTACCTCTGGCTTCGACGTGTTGATCATCAACGCCGGCATAGCCAAAGGCTGGGACCTGAATTTCAGCGCGCAAGTGCTCAAAGACAGCCTGACCCTATGGGAATCCCTACCTTGTTTCCTGGACCATGATTTCAGCGGCAACCAAAGTGTCCGCAACCTGGCCGGCGCGCTCCATACGCCTGTATGGAACGAAAAAGAAACTGGCATCCAGGCCTCCCTTATTCCTGGTGGACCCGGCGCCAAGGATTTGCAAGACCTATACCTGGCCGCCAAAGCCGACCCGGCCATCCTGGCCGCAGTCGGGTTCTCCGCCCATCTGTACGTCATCCAGGATGGCGGCATCGTCAAACGTATCACCAAAGCCCACTCCGTGGACTGCGTGATCGACCCCTCGCGTGGAGGCAAGTTCCTCTCCACTCGCAATATTCAAGGAGCAAAAATGAAAAAGAAAGTATTACGTGAAGGCAAGGTGATCGAAATCGAAGAGAAGGACCTCCTTCCCACCGACGAGATCATCACCAAACTGGCATCCCCACCGCCAACCTCACCCCCACCTGCAGCGCTCGATCCCGGCACCGAAGCCGAGACCCAGGCCCTGCTGGCCGCCCAGGCCGCCACCAAGACGGCCGAAGGCAAGAACAGGACCGCCGCAGAGAGCCTGCGCCAGGTGCGCTTGCAAACCTGCCGCAACTTACTCCAGGTTTCGCTCGAAGCGAGCCACCTACCGACCCCCTCAGCCACCCGTGTCGAGAAGCGTTTCAATAAGCAACTCGACAAAGGCGAGCCGTTCGAGCCAGGCGAACTGGAAGTCGCCATCGGGGAAGAGCAGGCCTTGCTCTCCGAATTAACTGCCGCCGGCGCAATCCAGGGACCCGGCCGTATCAGCGGCATGTCCACCAACGCCGACCAACTCGAAGCTGCGGTCGATGACCTGTTCGGTGTAAAGCGAGATGTCCGTCTGGCCAACGTCAAACCGGCCCATCTGACCGGCATCCGTGAACTGTACCTGATGCTCACCGGTGACTGGGACCTGCATGGCGGATATTATGGCGAGCGCATCCAACTCGCCATCACCACCGATTTCACCGGCCTGGTCAAGAACGCCCTCAACAAGATCGTCGCCCAACAATGGGAGGCCCTCGGCAAGGCCGGCTATGACTGGTGGGAGAAAATCGTCAAGATCGAGCACTTCACCAGCCTGAACGACATCACCGGCACTTTGATCGGTACAGTGGGAACGCTGCCCACCGTCGCCGAAAATGGCGAGTACACCGAACTTGCCATCGGCGATAGCCCCGAGACCGCCAGCTTCACCAAGTACGGCGGCTATATCCCACTCAGTCTGGAGTTGATCGATCGGGATGAGACCCGCAAACTCAAAGCCTATGCTTCTGAGTTGGGCTCCGCCGCCCGTCGCAAGATCAGTGCACTGGTATCCCAAGTATTCCTGGCCAACAGCGATATTGGTCCCACCATGGCTGATGGTGGCGCTCTGTTCAATGCTACCGCTGTCACCGCCGCAACCGGACATGCCAATCTGCTTACTACCGCATTGTCTGCCGCTCAGTGGGATGTGGTTTGTGCAGCCGTGTTTGCTCAGCCCATGTTGATCAAACATTCTACCGGCTACTATGGCACCGGTCCCAAGATGGCCATCAATCCGCGCTATCTGGTCGTCCCACGCGCCCTGCAACTGACCGCCATGAAGATCCTGTATCCCTCGCTGGAAAATCTCGCCAATATCTATAGCGAGAACCAGCAACGCGGCCAACCTGGCGATGTGGTGGTCATGCCGGAATACATAGAAGTGGACCATTGGGCCGCCGTTTGTGATCCGGTGGTTGCCCCGGCCATCATTATCGGCGAGCGCTTCGGGATCCAACCCGAGATCTTCACCGCCGGCAATGAGACCGATCCGGCCGTCTTCATGAACGATGAACACCGCATCAAGGTGCGTATGTTCAACGCCGTTCTGGTGCAGGACCACCGCCCGTTGCACAAGAGCAACGTATAACTTTATCCACCCTTGATTGGGGGAGACCTGGCTAGCCAGATCTCCCCATCCTTAGAAAGGAGATTTATGAACGAACCCAATCTAAAAGCTGCCGCTTACGCACTGGCAGAAGCCACCCCACGGCACCTGGATCAACCCACCACGCCGCCGATCCATTGGCGGCAAGAAGGAGACATCTTGCGGGTTCTTCTCGCAGATGGCCGCACTGTACGCGGGTTAGTCCCGGTTCTAGCACGGGGCGGTCCGATCAATCAGCCAAAGCCAACCCCCACTCCAGCGAAAGCGAAAATAAAAACTTCGCCGCCATCCAATCCAATTTCTTCTCCCTCAAAGAAAGTTGCTGAGAAGAAAGCCTGATCACCTGATCCCTGATCACCTGATCCCTGTTTCTCTTACGCTATAAGGAGACCAAGCCATGCGTAAATTCTTTGCCTTACTATTCGCCCTGATCGCAACCTGGTGGCACGACTTCCAGAAGTCACTCATCATTGCCGGCGAGATCGGTGGCTATGTCCACGATACCGCCATGAGCCAGTATTTTCCACCTTTCACTTTCCATATCGTGGCCAATACCAACTGGACCGAAGCCGCCGGCTATGTTGCAGGGACCATTGCCCGCCATAAATCTGCCGCCGCCGAAACCGATGTGGTCAACATTCCTATTCAGATCCCATCCAATTCGGTCGCCCTCAAAGGCAGCCTGCTCAAGTCCATTGAAGTTGACTATGAGATCTTTACCGCCGCCTGCACCAGTGTCACCGCCGTGTTGAGTAAAATTACCCGTGGTATAGACACGGCTGTCGCCGTTGTTTCCAATCCCGCCGTCACCCAAGATCTGGTCGCAGCCACCAGCGCTGCCAGTGTGGAACAACACAAATTGACCGTCACCCTCACCACGCCAGAGTGGATCGACAATGATGTGTATTTCTTGCTTAAGTTGACTATCGTTGCCGCCGCCACTTCCACCATTGATCTCCTGGGCGCCGTCGCCAATTACACTATCAGAGAATAGGGCGTCCTCCACGCCCATATTCGCGTATCGGGTTGGCCGGACTCACCCCCCGGCCAACCCCCCAACAAATAGAAAGGAACAAATCATGACCGATCTAACCCAACTTCTCATCGGTGGCATCCCCCTCCTGGCCATCATCTTTGGCCTGGTCGAGTTCAGCAAGACATTCGGCCTGAAAGGCTGGGGTCTTACCACCACCTCACTGTTGCTAGGTGTTGTCTTCGGCATCGCCTATAAAATTACAGTGAACGGCCTGCCAGTCGATTTCGCTGCCTGGTTCGTCGTGATCGTCTTCGGCCTGGCGCTCGGATTGATTACCAGTGGTTTCTACGATTTCGCCGACAAACGCTTTCCGCAATTCGGCATAAAGTAGCCAACCTGAGCCATACACCGTTCGTGCCGCGAACACCAACGGCACGCCGGTGCGAGATGGCAGGCCGGCCTCCCACCGGGGCGGGTTCCTCTTTCTCCTCATCCCGCCCCGGCTTCTAAATCGCCAATCTTGACATAGAAAGTATAAATAAAATGCGAGATATTTCTGTGTTTTGTAAAAAAGCAATCTATTCTCATGTTCTAAGCACCGACGTAATTGTTCAAACCAAGACCATGACCAATCCACAGCATTCCAGCGCAGTTGCAGACTGGTTGAATCTACATGGCTTCCAAGCCATCTGGCCAAAAGTTGCCGACGGTCCATCTATATTCCGATACATGAACCAGGATACCAGGGTTACCGAGGATAATATAAGTCCCGAGTCGGTCAAGTTATTCAAATCTGCTGGTTTAACTGTCATCGGGTGGGGGTTCCTGTATGGGAAAGATCCGGTCGGGGAAGCCAATATTGCCGTGGTTCAAATCAATCGTTTGGGCCTGGATGGATATATATTCGACGTCGAAGGCGCCTTCGATGAATGTCCTGCAGCAGAGGCTGCGGCCTATACGATCACCAGAATCGTCAGACAGGCATGTCCCGATCTTCCTTTGGCTTATTGTGGTTGGCCCAGACACTGGAATCCCAGGAAACCATATGATAATTTGGGTACGTGGCATCCTGTTCGTGTTGCCCAAGCATTCATGTCTGTTTGTGATGTGGCTGCTCCCATGATGTACTGGGATGGCAAAGAGTCTTTTACTGCTATCGAATTGTTCAAACAATCTCTCGAACAATACGCCAGAATCACCAATAAACCAGTGATCCCAACCGGTCGAGCTTATATTGGGGATGGTGGCCAGGCCACCGTCGAGGCAATCGTTGCATTTCAAAGCAAGGTTGAACAAAGTTGTTTGGGCATCTCTTGGTGGTTCTTGAATCACGCTGCAAAATATCCCGAGATCGCAACCGGTTTGAACTTTGGAAAACAATTTGGCTTTGTCAAACCAATTACCACCACACCTGTTGTTCCATTGACCATCGAGGAACGTCTTCAACGTCTCGAAAAGGCTGTATTCGCATGACCGACACCCTCACCCAACTCATCACCAAACTCCAGGCTTTGCTCCTGGGTGATACCACCACCTTCACCACCGCCACCTGCACTGCCGCCGTTCGCCAGGCCCTCAAGGATCTCAACCTGGCCGTTCCCATGCACGCCGCTGACATTGTAACGGCCGTAACCGGACAAAAAGAATATGAACTCGAAGAGATCACGGCCCAGGGAATTGTAGACGTACTCAGGCAGGGCACAGACACCTATACCGACAATAATATCAGCCTGGACTTCGATGGCTACTTCGAAGATGACCGGCCTTTCTTCCGCCTGCGCACTCCAGAGTTTAGCGGCGTCACCCTGATCGTCCGCTATCTCCTGCCCTACACCATCAATGGCCTGGACAGCGCCACCGACAGTACCTTGCCCGCCCTGCATAACGTCGTTCTGTTGGATGGAGCAGCCTGGCAAGCCTGCCTGGTGCGGGCCGCCGGCCGCATCGAAAACATCAACATGAACGCAGATGTAAGCGTGAATTTCAGCGCGATGGCCGAACATTTCAAATTGGCATTCGAACTTGGCCTGGCCAATCTGGCCAAACGCCGCTTCCCTGTTGGCCTCCCGGACCAACGCACCTGGAAAGATAGATGGGATGGACAATCCTAAATGCGCATCCTGGATCCAACTCTCGCCGCCGCCTTAACCAGCGGCCAATACACTCCTTATTTCAATATCACCATCTTCGACAACTACACCCTCGAAGAATATGCCAACACAACTCCGGTTGGCTATAAACTCAACAATCTTTCCTTGACCGTAAAAATCCAGGTTGCCTCTTACCTGTCCATTCCACAATACAAAACCAGCCTGGTCCTAACCCGTGGGGTAACCATCCTGGGTATCAATTTCACCCTCGAGACTTCCAAGTTCTCGATCATAAATTCCACCTGGGACGGCAATTTCCAGACCTTCAATTGCCATCTCATCCCTCAAAACTACTATACCGCAGCCGGGGATCTCACTTACCAGGAAGTGATCGAAGAATTTTGTACTACATTCGGCAAAACCGCAGTCTTCCTGGATCCGACTGCCACCTGGCTGGACTGGCGATTCCTACCCACCGGCAAAGCCGTCACATTCAGCAACGCCCATAATTTCTTCACCTTGCTCAGGCAAAAATATTTCATCTTCGCCACAGACAACGGCAACGATGAAATCCTCTTTTACGCCGCCTTCCAGCATGTCGCGGATCCCCAATATTCCATCCAGGGCTACCACTATAAGGTGGATTACAACATCGACCGTATGCGCCAATATATATGGCGAGACGAAATCGAAACCCTCCATACCACTAATCCCACTTTCGATTTCACCCAACAACTGGGCACAGAAAAAGGGACCTCCTCATTGCTCGACCTAGATAATGGCACCATCCTGGCCGGCACATCCACCAAAGCCCTACTCTACAAATCCAGCAATTACGGTGACACCTGGACAATCAAATCTTTTCCTGTCGCAGATTATGGCTTGATCTATTCATTGGTCTCCCTGGGCAATGGCATCGTCCTGGCCGGCACAAACTTCTGGCCGGATGAAACCAACTCCCAGGGAAATCTTTACAAATCCATTGATTATGGTGAAACCTGGACTTTGCTAAGAAACTTTGGCACAGGTACTATCACCACGATCACCAACCTGGGCAATGGCATCCTCTTGCTTTCGTACACAGTAGACGGTCCTGGTCACGCATTTATCTATAGATCCGTGGATTATGGCGCCACCTGGACACAGGTCAAGGAATTGACCGAGAATTATGTTTGGTCCATGATCTACTGTGGGGTTGGCATCGTCCTAGCAGGAACTCAACCCACCGGCCAGATCTGGAAATCCGAAGACTATGGTTCATCCTGGTCATTGATAGGCCAATTGGGGATTGCCACTGCTGTTCTATCGCTTCTTGTTCTTGAAAATGGCATCGTTCTGGCCGGCACCAAAGGAACCATTGATCCAATAACCTGCAAGCTTTACAAATCCCTCAACTATGGTGAAACCTGGACCCTGGCTGCAACCTTTTCTGAAACCAGGATTTACTCACTCATCACGATTGGCAACGGTATCATCCTGGCAGGAACTCAACCGGGCGGCAATGTATATATATCCATCGATAGCGGCGATTCATGGTCACTCGTGCAACAATTGGGCGCCGAGACCGAAGTCCGCTCATTCATTGCCTTGAAAAATGGCACCACCCTGGCCGGTACCGGTGGCACCGGCTCGAGCGCCAAAATTTATAAGTCGTTGAATTGTGGCTGCAGCCTGGCCTTGATCCACAACCTGGGCTTCATGCCATCCACTGCTTCAGAACCAAATGCCTACAGCCAGCTCGCACCCCCCAAATTCGATCCTTTCCCGGTCCATCTCAAATATCAAAGTTCGGACTTCATCCAAGTTCTTTTGCAACCAACCGGCACCTACAATCTTACTTGTGCCGATGTCGTCGAAGAACTCGATTTAAGCAAGAAAGAATTGCCCTGGCGCATCACCCTGGAAGATACCGAGTGGTTGTCCAATACCGATGGCGGCCCACTGCCCGGCACCATCATGCAAGTTGCCGCCTATACTCCCTTGGTCGTCACCAATTTCGACAAGAATTTGAATACATCCGTCAACAATCTCCAAGCCCTAGCCGATAAAGTGGACGAGTTGACCACCGGCCCGGCCATTTACGCCGCCACCAATAAAACTACTCCCAACGATAATGATCTATTTGGCCTGGTGGATAGTAACACTTCAACCCATCTGGTAAGAAAACTTTCCTGGGCTAATCTCAAAGCCCACGCTGGTGGCGAAGGAGGCGGAGGCATCGAAGAAGCTCCCACAGATGGAACTCCATACTCCCGGCAAGACGAAGATTGGGTCCCTTCTCCAACTAGTGATTTCGATCCTGCTGATCTGCTCAATTCTATTCAAAGAAGTTGGCTCTTATGAATATTCTCGTACTTAATACCGTCAACAAATCAATCCAGGCTTTCCTTGCAACTGCACCGGCCACCACCCAACCGGATTTCACTTCCCATTACGCCGATGCAACCGCAACCGATTTCACCGAAGCCAGCCATGACGGCGTTCTCAACAGCACCACCCCCGTTACCATCGTGGCCGCACCCGCAACCAGCACACGCCGCGTCGTGCGTGAGATCACCATCTACAATGCAGATACCGCCCCCATCACTTTAACTGTACGATTGAACAACAGTTCAAACTATCGCATTATCGTTAAGAAAACTCTAGCGGTAGGCGAATCGTGGAAATTTTCAGATGGATCGGGGGGCGGCGGCGGCGGTGGAGGGGTTGAAGAAGCTCCCGTAGATGGGATTTTATATTCCCGAAAGAATGTCGGTTGGGTAGCAAGTCCAGGTGCCGGAGTCACCGATCATGGCGCTTTAACAGGTCTTTCAGATGATGACCATACACAATATATCAAACATGCCCTGGCCACCGCCATCTATGATTTTCTGGTTGCTTCTGGAGCAGGTACATTTGTTAAAATGACACTTGCAGATGTCAAATCCCTTCTTGGTGTTAATGTCATCGTCAGTGCATATACTTCTGGCGCCCGCGTCTACAACAACGCTGATATAGCCCTTGTCGCAGATACACCAAAAATACTTACTTTCAATACCGAACGCTACGACACCGAAGGGATTCATTCCACTACTTCTAACACATCCAGACTTACTTGCATCACACCTGGGGTGTACGACATAAAGGGCAATGCTCAATTTCAAATGGTTAATTCAAACTATATTTATCTTCATATTCTTTTGAATAACACTACAATAATTGCTAGCAAACAAGTTCCTCATGAAAATGTTGCTGCATTAGATATTGAAGTTTCAACAACTTACGATCTAGTTGCTGGAGACTATGTCGAATTGGTTGCTTATGCTTATACTCACTCTTTAAATATTATCTACAAGGCCGTTTATTCACCAGCTTTCATGATGCAACGCATTGGATAAATCAGGCCGGCCCCACCGGCGGCGCCCGCCGCCTCTCTAAACACACACCCAACCCAATCGAGAATTCCAATATAGATTTTCATATCCACCATCACCAGGTCGGATGGCTTTCGCGAAGCATGCCCGAAGGGTACGCCGTCCTCCATGGCTTCTGAGTTCCGGCGGGCCGACCAGCGGCCCGCCCGGCTGACGGTGCGCCGTAGGACTCTGTGCGGACGGGCCGCACAGCGGGGGGTTTCCCACCCCCGTACCCCCAGGGTGGCAGCTCTGACGAGCTGCACAGGACGCTGTGCGGACGGGCCGCA